CGCCCCGAGCCCCCCCCCAAATCTTCCCCATTTCGGGAGCTTTTGCAAATACTGTTTTATGGGAACTCTGCTACCGGACGCACCCCGCAATAATCCACATACGATAAGTAAGGCAGGGAGTTCCCCAACGGGAACTTCCTGTTTTTCGTTGTTTGCAATATGAGCCTGCTCTGCCTGCCACGCGGCAAATTCTCTTTGCCCTTCCTCGCTGTTCCAGCAGGCAAGGATGGCCGGGTAGAATGCCCGCGCCAGACGGTCAATGACTTCATCGGGATAGGGGGAAGTGTTTGTGGACTTTTTCTTTTTGTTCAAACGCACGCTCCTTTGGACATCTGTGAACAGCATACCATGTGCCTGATGTTATGCTGTCTGGTCTTTAACATCTGCGAGTGCGGCTTCCAGAGAAGCAAGGTAGTCCTTGTGCTTGTGAATGATCTCCAGAATCACATCACGCTGCGCATTATCGGGCATCTGCTCCAACTGGTAGTTGAACGAAATGCGGAAACGAGTAGTGAGTTCTTCCAACGCCACATACTCGTACCGTACATCCTCCGGGTAAGCATCGCTGTCGTAAACCGATTCAAACTTTCGGAATGGCATGACAGGCGCTTTGCCCGGAACGCGGATCACACCATCAGCGTCAGGTGTCGGTTCCACCTTCAGCTCCGGGTGCAGAATATCCTGCAAAGTTTGTGCACGGTCATTGTAGGCAGCCTTGGCGAGGCGGTGCATATCAGCTTTGGACACTTTCGTCTGTCCGGACAGGATGCTCTGCTTTAAGCCCGGTATCAGTTCTTCCGCAATCTCCACGCCTCTCATATACCTCGAAGCGCGGATAACGGTGTCCTTGCTCACTCTGTTTTCTTCTGCGATTCGGTCGCAGGTTTTGCTGCTGTCGATCAAGTTCGCTTTTAGCGAACTTGATTTTGCATCGGTGCTTTTGCGGTCACCGCCATGTGCAGCTTTTTCGGCTTCGTACTGTTTGCCCATCAGGTAGTACTTCTGCTCCGGCGTGAGGTTGCGCCGCCCCAGCTGATTCTTGCAGATCCAAGCGAGTGCTTCCTCACGACTTGCAAAGCGGAGCGGCATAGTAGAAAAGCAGATTTCGGGGTGTTTCTGAAGAATCGCATAACGATTGTGACCATCAACAAGGGTATTGCCCCAGACGATCAAAGGAGAGAGCAGCTTGCCTTCTTTGAGGATGTTTTCTTCAAGCTGTTTAAATTCATCATCGGTCAGAGGAGGGATCTGGGACTGGAACTCCGGGTCGATTTTCAGGTTGATCATTCGCACACTCCTTTATCTCTCCTGCTGCGCCGGTTCTTCCTCCCGGAAAAAGGACGCAACATTCTGTTTTGCGGTTTTCAGTTTGAGCAGTTCCTCTTTGTGATTGGCGGTGTCCTCGCCATCCAAAGGAGCGTAGTTCCAGTCGGTGTCCTCGTCAATATATCGCCGCCCATCATCCGGCAGTTCCAGCGGTTCCGCAAGAATAATGGTGCCCCAGTGGTTGACCATCACAAAGGGCGCAATCTCACAAGGGATGCCCCGGCACTCGTCATCATGCCGAACATCGTAGGCGTACAGACCATCCGGGATGGTATCCCTCTTGATGCGGATGCTGGTGAACAGCGCAGGCTTTCCGCAAACTGTAATCTCCTCGTAGTGTTCGGTCATTGCATTAAAGGTCATAATCTGTCCTCCTTAGATTTCAATGATAAAAGCTCTGAATTTCTCTTTGTAGAAATCCATTGTACTCTGCGGCAGGGAAGTCAGATTCCCTTCGTTGTCACATCCGGCCAGAAATCCCGGCCCAGCAAGAACGTCGGCTCCATCCCACAGCGGACGATTGAGCGGCAGGCCAAGCAGCTTGCCTTCATCATTGCAGACCAGTGTGACCGCTGAACCGGTGTCACTCAATGTGATGCATTCGATCAGCCCGCCTACAAATTTCTGCATGGCTTCAAGCGTGTTGTCCAGATCAATCTCCTTTGGCAGCTCCATTGGCAGGAGCGCAAGGACTTTGATTTTTTCTTCTTTCATTGTGTGCCTCCAAATAAAAACAGGACAATCCAAATGGATTGTCCTGTAAAAAGTGAAAGGGAGCATCCGAAGATACTCCCCGGTAGATAATTATTTTTTTCTTACCATGCAACGTTTTTTGAAGAATGCGATGCCATAACAGAGGATGTCATCATAGTCATCCCGGAAGTCCGCTGCATACATCCGGTCATTGATCTGCTGAATGGCAGTATCGCAAGCATCCGGCAGAGCATCCAGAGTTTTTGCATACTTGGCTTCAAAAATCGCCACACGGCCATTGCGGATATCCTTTACAATGACATCGCTGCGACCCTCGCCATGCTCTTTGTTGGATTCCACCACATAGCCAGCACCAGTAAAGATGCCCGCAAGGAAAGCGTGGTAAAAATCCTCCCGGTAGTCGTGGTAGCTGATGGTCATGCGTAGCAGCTTGGTCATTTCTTTTGTCAGAGCTTCGCTGTTTCCGCTCCAGACTGCATCAAACAAAGGGCTGCGGTTCCATGCCTTTGCACTGTCGTCAAACCATTTGCTTACAGTGGTTTCAAAAATTTCCCGAATCTCTGCATTGGGAATCATCAACGCAGAGCAGCCATCCGGCAGCGAATCCGGCAAATCTTTATCACGCACTTTGGTCAGATAGCCTGTCAGATACAGCACACTCCAAAGATTTTCCTCAGAGGAGTGTAGATAATCGTAGGTCAGGTTTTCTTCAATATGCTGAACAATAGAGCCGCCAGCCATCAGAGTTTCAAGCTTTGTGGTGATATTGTCGCCTGCATAGTCGATGAAAGAACGGATGATGGCGTTATCACTGGTGTTTTTCCAATAGCTTTTCGGCTTCTGTGCTACACCATACTGGAAATCCCGCAGATAACTGATTACGTCCCACGGACAATAAATGTCTGCATCGCCAAAATGATAACCGTCGTACCATGCCTTGATTTCAGCAGACTGCGATTCAAGATCAGCATCTTTCAGCATTTGATCTACATCTGCCTGTGTAAAACCAAAGGATTCGCTCAACCGGGGAGAAAGAATCGTATCCGAAACAAAATTGTTCGTCCCGGTAAAGATGCTTTCTTTTGCAATTTTCAGGCAGCCGGTAATAACAGCAAAGTCAAGCGAAGTATTGTCTTTGAGCGTGGTGCTCATCATAGCCCGCATCACGTCCAGCATCTGCGAATAATATCCGTTGCTGCTGGCTTTTGCAATGGGAACATCATACTCATCCAGAATGACGACCGCCGATTTTTTGAAGTGGATTTCCAGCATCCGGGTCAATAGCAAAAAGCAGCTTTTGGTTTCATCTATGGATGCAGTGCGTCCCAGAATTCGCTTAAAGATGCCTTTGTCATCGTCAGAAATAGCATCGTCATCCAAAAGAAACTGATAATCCTGAAACGCAAATGCCAGTTTCATGCACAGCATTCCATAGGCACTTTCAAAGGTTAGACCGTCCGTGTCCTTGAAAGAGAAAAATACGACAGGACACTGATTCATCCACTTTTTGCAAAGTTCTGTGTTTTGGGAAATCGCCAATCCCTCAAACATCTGCTTGCTGTCTTTGCGGATGTCCAGAAAATTTGCGAGAGTACTCATACCAAGGGATTTTCCGAAACGACGAGGGCGAGTAATTAAGTTGACTTTAGGAATGCCGCCATCCAGAATCTCTGCAATCAGATTGGTCTTATCAATATAATAATATCCTTTGGTACGAATCTCTGAGAAATTCGAGATTCCAACAGGAAACTGCAAATCTGCCATGCAATGCTCCTTTCCGCTCATAGAGATGAGCTTTCAGAACTTACTACTGTAAGTGTACCATGAAATATAGAATCATACAAGAATCAAGTGACATCGAAATAGAGCAGTTTTATTATGCTACGTTCAATCTGGTGGCTTTATAGCAGTCAGCGCACATTCCCTCATGGGTAGCGGCAAAATCTGCCGCCTGCATGATGGAACCATCCTTCAGCTTGACCCTCTTGATGGGCTGATTACACCGGGCACAGATGCAGGGCACAGGCGGCTGTTCCTGCTTCGGGGCAGCGGATCTCGGTCTCGGCTGCTTTTGAGGTTCAGCCTCCGGCTGCGGTGCAGCATCTTCCGGCAAATCCTCTCCGGCGTAGACATAGAGACCAAGACCGAACATAGCAAGGTTCTTTACCAAGCACCGCATGATAGCCTTGTTTACATCGAACATGGAGGCTGCTTCTACGGTGCGTTCTTCCATACCGATCTTTTCACGGCGGCGGGTCTGCGGATTGTAGTCCCATTTCGGAGTGGTGTAGGTATAAGGCACGGCTTTCATGGCTTTGTTTGCGCCATCCAGTACAGGCAGCCACATTTCATGCGAAACGCCCTCAATCGTGACAGTGGTATACACCATGAAGCCGGTTATGGGGTCATAAACATAGGGCAGGCCGTTAAATTTCTTAACTTCGTAGCTAGCAGCGGGATACAGCTTTTTCACCTCTGCCCAGGCATACGCCCAGCTTACATATTTCAATTCCGTGTTGCCGGACTTTTTGACTTCCAGATGATCTTTGAAGTCGATAGCAAATAATTTTACGAATGGATTTTCCGTAGCCATAAGATAACCTCCAAGAAAAAAGGCGGCAGAGAAGTCGCTCCCTGCCGCCGGACACAAGATTTATGCCGCATGAACGATGGTGAACCTGCGGCTGCTTACATTTTTGCTGTACTGGTTGAAAATGTCCGGCTGCTCTTTCCGCAGTCGCTGAGAATCCACCCGTTTGCTTTCGGAAGATACCCATGATACCTTATAGCCCGGTGCTGTGCCATAGGCGGCATCCTGCATTTGCAGCTTGACCTGTTGCTCGATGGCCGTCTTTTCCTGTTCCATCTGCTCGATTTGCTCGGAAAGCTCCTGCCGCTTATCCAGAAGTCCATGCAAGGCACTCAGGTCAGCGGTCTTATCCCGGTTGTCTACCTCATACATCTGGTTGATCTGCTGGGTGTCACTGTCACAGCCATTGGGTGCAGGGGGAATCTGAGGCACAACATGGTTCGTCCAGAAAAGCTCTTCCTTATCAATGAGATCAGAAAGCACCTGCTTATCTGTCACGATCTTGTGGATCACCAGCTCTCTGCCAAAAATCAAAGCCGCCACATACCAGCAGTCGAAACCGCTGACGGCTAAGTAATGGTCAACCTGCGCCAGATAGTGAGCCGGGATTTTCCCATCCGCCCACTTATCCGCAGAAAACGGCGAGACTGTCTTGCATTCCAGCCCTGCTTTCTGCCCAACGATCAGGCGGTCAAAGTCTGCCAGAAGCAGCGGATGTTCCTCACTTTGGTAGATAGCGTTTGCACGGCGCACCTTAAAGCCCGTTTCTTCGGAGAACCGCTGCGCCACATAATCCTCCAAGTCACGGCCCTGCCGCATGGCTTCGTTATCGATATTTTCAATGGTATCGCTGATTTTATCGTGGTACACCTGAAATGCAGAGCGATAGGGATTCAGACCAAGAATAGCCCCGGCATCCGTGCCGGTAATGCCGCATTTGCGATAACGGAGCCAATCTTCTTTGGACAAGTTCCGTGTAGATACAAGCCTTTTCATGCAATGTTCAACCTCTCTTTCATCTGTTCTTCCGCAATAGAGAAATCATATTCCACTAAGTCTTTGATAATGGTGGAAAATTCATCCACCAAGGTGCGGTCATCATCCAGCCACAGAGTATACAGGAAATTCAGAATATTCCGCTGCACCCGGAGATGGTTCCAGTAACGCCCCTTCAATATCCCCTCGGAATCCAAGGTCATAAGGGCAGTGCAAATCGTGCTCTTGATTGTGATCTCATAGGCCAAGGAAACGCTAAGTTCAGGAGATTTCTTCCCAGTATCTCCAAGGAACATAGTAAATTCCCGGAAGATGCGGTTGTTTACATCGTTCATAAGTCCTCCTTTATGCTGCATCCAGCACCATTTTGTAGGCTTTGTCGATCATCGGGTTGCCCTCTGCGGTTCGCAGGAACAGATTTTCGTTGTAGTTCCGTGTCTTGCGGATAGGGTCTGCATGGGTGGCAAAGTCCGAAACAGCATTCACGAACCGCCAGCCGTTCTTGCCAACCCATTCCAAATCGGGTGCATTATAATAGCGAACTTTCAAATCTTCCTGCAAGCGCAGGTTATTCTTCCGCTGGCCATCAGTCAAATCTTCCGTGACAGGGAAAAATTCGTTGATGAACTCCTGCACCTTGCGGTCAGACAGCTTGATGGTGGTCAGCTCATGGATGCCCTTGCCCAACTCCCCCATATAGCTGTTGGCAAGCTGCAAGGTTTCACGGGCATCCTGCACACGGAGTAAGACATTCTCAGTGTGCCGTGCTGTCCAGATGCGCTTTGCAGTGCTCAGCGCCAGATTCAGGGTGTTCTGGCAGACCACACGAACCGGAGTCATAGCGACTTTGACACCAGAGCTGCCATCGTGGCTGTTGAAGAACACAAGATATGGCGTCACTTCATCCCCAGCAATGATGTACTTTTCAGGCAGCTTCGCCAGCATCCAGACCTTTTTACCGCCCTGCAAAGAGCCAGCAGTTTCATAGGTGACACCCTCGCCCAGCAGATCATCGGTGAACTGGAATGCTTCTTCGTTCTGCACGATGCGATAGCGGTCAGATACGACACCAAGCACAGCATCATCGGTGCTGCGGACATTGGCACGATAGCCGGGAATCATAGCACCAGTGCCGGAATAGATATTGCGGCTCTCTACCTGCCAATCCAGACCAGCCAGTTCCAATGCCTCACGGCTTGCAGGGGCATCCATCACAACGCGGCCAAGGCCATGCCAAGGGGTTTCACGGACAGAGAACATGGTTTCAACATTTGCAGACATAGTAATTTCTCCTTTTCGATTTGTTTTCGTTAGTTTTTCTTTTCAACTTCTTCAGCGATCAGCACGAGGACTTCAACAAGAACCGTGCCAAGTTTCTGAATGAGCTCAGGTAAAAAATTCATGGGGACATCTCCTTTCTGTGCGGATGCAGCTTAGAACGAAACCGTAATAGTGATGATGACAACGATGATACGGAACAGCATGGAAAATCACCTCCAGACATAAAAATAGCCCCTGAGTCTTTCGGCTCAGAGGTTTCGGATCACGATTATATTATCTGGGTGAGATTTTTTGGATTACAGTATGCAGAACAGGCTTGTTTTACCCAAGAAAACAGGGTACAATAAAAGTAAGACAGTGCTTGCAGAACAGTTATGGCAACGAAAATCATGGCTGCGGAGCATGAGCATGGAGGAACACGGCTTATGTGCAATTTCAGAATTAAAGAACTTACGGTGACAAATTACCGGAAATTTGAACAAAGAACTTTTCGTTTGAATCCGACGATGAATGTGTTTGCTGGTAAAAACGGTTCTGGTAAGACTGCCGTATTGGAAGCAGCGGTTGTAATGATGGGAGCCTATTTGTCGGCTTACAAAAAGTATGTTCCGAGTAAAAATGTTTTCAACCTCTCGGCAAGTGCTACAAATGGAGACGCACATAAAAAAGTGTTGACTTCGCAGAAAAATGGAATTTTAACTGCCGGAGGGACGCCGCAGTACCCATGCAAGGTAAGATGTTCTGCGGTATGGGGAGAAGATTCTAACGTAGTAAAATTCCAGCGCATGATTGATAAAGAAGGTGGCCGAACAAAATTTGATGGAACAAATCCGATGCAGGCCACGGTAGTTCAGTGGGAGGATGCTATTTCACAGGCAAATCATGCGGATGAGGATTTGATTTTGCCGCTTGTGCTATATTTGAGTTCTGCGCGACTGTGGAATGAAAATAACTCGACGACTGTAAAAGAAGTATACAGTAGAACAGAGGCATATACAAACTGTCTGAAAAAAAAACATGGCACAGAATTAGCATTTAATTATATTCAAGTTTTGAGAGATATTGCTATCGAAGAACGCAACGGAGAAAACTATCCTGCATATAAAGCTATACTGGGCGCGATAAACAAGGCGTTCGGTGAGGAATTGGCACCGGGTGAAGAAGTGATTCTCTCTACTCGCTATAAAAATGATATGATTGCACTCCGAACAGCTGACGGAACGATTATACCGTTTACAAGTTTGAGTGATGGCTACCGAAACGTTATAAAAATCATTCTGGATATTGCGACCAGAATGTGTATTCTGAACCCTTACCAAAAAGGAAATGCACTAAAAAATACGCCGGGTATCGTCGTAATTGATGAAATTGACCTGAGCTTGCATCCAACATGGCAACGCAAAATCATTGGAATTTTGAAAGAATTGTTTCCAAGGATTCAGTTTATCTGTGCAACGCACTCTCCGTTTATTATCCAGTCACTGGAAGAAAGAGAGCTTATCACACTGGATCAAACGCTGGACAGTGAGTATTCTGGTGAGAGCATTGAGGACATTGCAGAAGATATTATGGGTGTGAAGATGCCGCAGTACAGTGAGAAAAAACGGAAGATGTACGAGGCAACGAAAGAATATCTGGCAGCACTGGATCAAGCTAAATCGCCAGAAGAATTGACTGTGTTGCGGAAAAAGATGAACCGCTTGGAAGCCCTATACAGTGAAAACCCTGCGTATCTGGCATTGATTGAACAGGAAAACCTTGTAAAAGAGCAGGAAGTGAAAGATAATGAGGCCAGTGAATAAAGGCTTGTCACCGTATGAAACTATTGGCGAGTATAGTGAGGCACTGCCATATCTGGAAGACCACATTGGAATATACTGCTCATATTGCGGAGCCAAAATTGACCATGCACCGGAAATAGAGCATGTGGTGTCAAAGTCTAAAGGTGGAGATAGAACAGAGTGGAAAAATCTCTTGTTGGCATGCAAATATTGTAATGCAAGAAAATCGAACCAGACGACACCAGAAAATAAAGATGACTACTTGTGGCCGGATGAAAACAATACAGAACTGGCGTATAGTTATATTGGAGGAATCCCTAAAGTAAACAGTCAAGTACTTTTGGCGTTAGATGCCAGTGGAGATACAGCTCAAAAAGCAGAGAATCTTTATAATCTAGTAAAGCTTGGTAACATTCCAGAACCGGGAGACAAAGACAGAAGATTCAAGCAGAGGAATAAGGCGTTTGATGATGCAAGTCATTCTTTACAAAATTGGGAAAAGCTGAAAGAAACAGATGGAAAAGCGGCCATGAAAGATCAAATCATACGGACGGCAAAAAATGCTGGTTTTTTCTCGGTTTGGATGGAAGTCTTTAAGGATGAGCCGGAAATGAAGAATGCTTTGCTGACAGCGTTCCCCGGAACGGAGACAAGATTCTTTGATTTGGATGGGAATGTCAAGCCGATTCTTCATGTAGAAGAGCTAGAAGCAGCACCAAAGGCTGCTACATAAGAAAAAAGGAAAGGCCGATTTTTGATGAAATCCTTGATGATGCCAAGCAGAAAGGGTGAATCGTTATGGATTTGATTCAGTTGAAGCTATGTGATATTCAAGGACGGTTGTTTGAACTTTCTTTGCAAGCAGGCTATGACAGCGAAGATTTCATGAAGCAGTTCATGCGCTCCAGAGTTTCCCGTGATTTGGATTCAGAGTACAATCGGATGCAGTGGGCAGAAGAAGAATATCTTCTGGAAGAATTTGCAGACGAGTGCCCGCAGACGCAAAAGAGCAATGCCCAGTATGATAGGGAAGCAATGTATGGGGCAGGATACCTTTACCGTTATTGGCACATTCTGACCAAAGAATCGAGCAAGGAAATTTACGCGCAGGCTCCGGCAAAGACCATGAACATAAACTATCTGATGTTCCATACCATGGCTCCAGAACTGGCAATTGAAGACTTGAAAGAGCTGCACCAGCAAAAGAAACATTCTAAAAACAAAAAATAAGAGAAAAGAAAGCGTGCATCAGTCAAATAAGGTGGTGGAGGCGGTGAACGAAGCAACAGTCTACTATATTATGCACATGGAAAAATGTGTGGCAAAGGTGAGCACGGTTGGTGAGTGCAAAATTTATTTTGAAGATTTTATGCCCTATGGTCTGATACTGAAAGAATCGAATGACTTTGACGCTCGAATCAATAATGTGATTGGCTTCCATTCATGGTGTGCATCCCGGCTGATACCGCATGACCGTACTTATGCAAAGGAAATCCTGAACAGCATTGGCGCATCTCAAAGCGTTACAGATCGGGAACGTGCACAGATCGCGCTTTCGTACCATTGCCTGTCCCTGCTGGATGTGTTCTGGGTAAAAGGAGAAAATGAGACTGTCCGATTTGAGGATATCAATCTCTACACACACTCTTTAAGCAATGCTCTTGTGGATATTGCACTGTGTGGGCATCAGATGACTGTGACAAATGCACATCTTTTGGCAAATGATTTGTCCACTGGTGGATGCTATCCTAAAGCGTGGGTGCGCAGAGAGGATGGCTTCTATCTTTATAAAGATGGCGGACAGGATGCAGTCGAGCGTGAAGTGCTGGCAAGTAAAATCTGCCGATGCTTTGACTGTCATCAGGTTCTGTATGAGCAGGGAATGTTTGAGAACGAGCCGGTTTCTATCAGCAGAATTATGACCTCGCAGCGATATAGCCTTGTGACGTATGCAGCCTACGATGTCTACTGCACAAACCATGATTGGAACACGCTGGATAAAATTCTGGAAATGGATGCTCACGGATACTATATGATGAACATTCTGGATTATCTGGTGGGAAACACTGACCGCCATTGGGAAAACTGGGGTCTGTTGGTGGACAATGAGACGAATCAACCTGTCCGGCTGCATGATCTGATGGACTTTAATCGAGCGTTCCAGCAGTATGACACGCTGGATGGTGCAAACTGCCTGACTGTTGGAAAGCGGCATTTGAGCCAGAGAGAAGCAGCGATAGAGGCAGTTAAGAAAGCTGGCTTGAATCAGAATTGTTTTGTGGACGAGGCTGTATGGAATGAGCGTATAGAATGGAAAAATATATTTCAAATGAGGCTGAGTGATTTGAAAAAGTCAGTAGGGTAGTATCGAACATTTTTTATGGATTCATTGGATAGCCAGAAAATGCGAGAGCACAAAGAATTTGATTTTAGACTTGTGTAAATGTTAATTCAGTTGCGTTGGATGGAATATAAGAAGGATTATATTTGGTTGATAACAATATGAGGAACATAGAATGACACAAGAAGAGTTAAATGCTGCAATTGAGGCAGATGGATATTGCAAGCCACGTGAAGAAATAAAAGAGTTTGATAATCGTCTTTATCTGCAAGAAGTGGGGGCTCGTTGCCCATTATGTGGAAAATTGCTGATAGATCGAAGGCAAAAAAAGAAAGTAAAGCTATTTGAAATAGCACACATCTATCCTAATAGACCGACAGAAGAACAATATAGAACTTTGCAAGGACTACCAAGACTTGGAGATAATTCGGAGTCGTATGACAATAAGATAGCATTATGTCGCGATTGCCATAAAACACAAGATCATCACACTACTGTTGAAGATTACATACAACTTTTGAATATAAAAAAGAAATGCTTGCAAAATACTGCATTGAATGAAGCAACAGCAACTCTCGGACTAGAAGATCAGATTTGTGAGGTGCTAAAAAGGCTGACAACTGTGAAAGAAAGCGAGTTGGCAGAGCTTAATTATACCCCTGTTCCGGTTGCAAAAAAATTCTCCGAATCAGAGCTTTTATTGAAAATACGAGTTGAAGGATATGCGATAAGGTTCTATCCATTTATTTACGATATTTTCAAGGATATGGATGGAAAAAATGGATTTCATATGCAGATTTTATCAGGGCAAATCAAGAGCTGCTTTGTAAAGATGAATGATGTTACATCGGATAAATCGAAAATCTTTGACTATATAGTGAATTGGGTGAAGACTAAAACGAGCACACAATCAAAAGAAGCGTGCGAAATAGTTGTATCATATTTTGTTCAAAACTGTGAGGTTTTTAATGAAATTGCCGAGTAAAGTTACCTCATATAAAGAAAGTGTAATAAGTAAATTTCCGATTGTTTTGGAATCGTTATCATATTCTAATGAAACACCAAGACAATTGTATGAAAAAGAAAAGCAAAAGTTTAATGATATAAATGAGTATATGGAAGTGTTAGATGCGCTTTTCTTACTAGGGAAAGTTGGATATGATGATGTTCTAGGAGAATTATATTATGTTAAGTGAAATTTACTGTGACAAATTTTATCAAAAAACTATAAGATTTCGTGAAGGACTGAATGTTGTTCTCGGCACACCTGATGCAGACAATTCAATTGGAAAGTCTACTCTATTACTTATCGTTGATTATGCTTTTGGCGGTGATACATATGCAAGAGCATCAGATATAGTTAAAAATATAGGAGAACATAAAATAGGCTTTAAATTTCAGTTCGAGGATGGAGAATATGCTTTTTTGAGAGCGGTTCCTGACAGTGCTAAAATCTGGAGATGCGATTCTGACTATGGGCCGCTAGACTTGATTGCAAAAGAACAATTTACAGAATGGCTTTCAAAAAAGTATGAATTGAATTTGTACCAGCTATCTTTTAGAGATGCAGTTGGACGATATATACGTGTATATGGAAAAGATAATTATGATGAGAAACACCCACTTAATATAACCTCTAAAGAACCAAATCAAAAGGCTAAAAAAGCGTTGTTGAAATTATTTGATGGCTATAAAGTGCTTTCAGATTATGAGAAAGTAGCAAATGAGGCAAAAGAAGAGTGTCAAACTTATAAAAAGGCTCAAGAAAATAATTTTATAGTGAAAATTGGAAAGAGACAGTATGAGAAAAATGAAAAGGAGGTTACAAATAAGAAAAAAGAAATCGAGGAACTAACCCAAAAGTTGGATAAAGGGCTTTTGGATATAGATACCAGCGCATCAGAACGGGCAATTGAACTCAAAAGAGAACTTACACCTCAAAAGAGAATGAGAAGTAAATTGCACAATAAAATTGCTCTACTGGACGAAAATCTCAATTATACATTTTCAGAAACGACAGAGTCATTTGAACAGCTGAAACAGTTCTTTCCAAGTGTGAATGTTAAACATCTTTCTGAGATAGAAACCTTCCATAAGAAAATAGCAACTATTTTTGATGCTGAGTTACAAGAAGAAAGAAAAAGAACACAGAAGCAGCTGGATGAAGTAAATAAAGATATACAACTGTTAGAAAACGAATTGAGTGGATTGGTTAAAAATCCAAATCTTTCAACTATTGTACTTCAAAAATATGCTGAAACTCTTACGCAAATTGAAAAGATGCAGCAAGAAAATGAAGCATATCGAAAAAGAGTACTGTTAGATGAAAGAAATAAAACGGCGAGTAAAAACTTGGAAAGAGTCCAGAAAGAGCAATATGGAGGAGTTGAAGCTATAATAAATAGTGAGATGGAACGAATAAATGCGACACTCTATTCAGAAAAAGCAAACCCTCCGATATTACACTTGGAAGGAAATAGCTATGAATTTTTTACGCAAGATGATACAGGAACAGGAATTGCATATAAAGGACTGGTTGTGTATGATTTAGCGATTGCTAGTTTGACAAAACTTCCGATACTGGTTCATGATTCACTGATTTTAAAGCAAATATCTGATGAAGCTGTCGAAAACATTTTGGTTCGGTATATGGAAAGTGGAAAGCAGGTGATTATTTCGCTTGACAAACAGGATTCTTATAGTAAGAGAACTGCGGAAATTCTAGAAAAGCAATGCGTATTACATCTTGCTCCCAATGGAAGAGAGCTGTTTGGTCGTGCATGGAGTCGTCAGGAAACTTAATAATAAAATATTTAGTAAGGATTCAAAGATGCCGTTTGTAGCAGATCTGTAGCAAATCACTTCGATTTAACGAATCATCGTTCTAAAAACCGAAAAGTCATCATGCATCACACGCAGGGGGTCTGGGATTCGGGTGTTTTTGCTCCCGGGATGTTTGCGTTTGCGCAACAGCCCGGGAAACAGGCAAAGACGGGAAAACCGCGCAGATCACGTCCAATAAACAAAGAAATGGCTGCTGCACCGGGAAGAAACCCTGTGCAGCAGCCATTTTTATTATGGTATAAGATCAGTCCTTCTTCTCGGCGGTGCGGGCAAAGAAGTTGGCGAGGACGGCGCCGGAAATGTTATGCCACACCGAGAACACAGCGCCGGGGATGGTTGCCAGCGGATACTGTGCAAAGTGGGCAGCGGCCAGAGAGGTGGCCAGACCGGAGTTCTGCATACCGACCTCGATGGAGATCGCGCGGCACTTGGTGGAATCCAGCTTCAGCAGCTTGCCCACACCGAAGCCGGTGAGGTAGCCCAGCAGGTTGTGCAGGATGACTACGGCAAGGATCAGCAGGCCGCTGGTCATGATCTTGGCGGAGTTTGCAGAAACAACGGCGCAGATGATGAGCACGATGGCGGTGGTGGAGACCAGCGGCAGCACGCGGACGGCGTTCTGAGTGAAGGCGTGGAAGAAGTGGTTGACCACAAAGCCCAGTGCGATGGGCACCAGCACTACTTTGACGATGGACAGGAACATATTTACAGGGTTCACATCCACGCGCTGGCCGGCATACAGCAGGGTGAGCAGGGGAGTCAGGATGGGGGCCAGCACGGTGGAAACGGCAGTCATACCAACGGACAGTGCAACGTCGCCCTTGGACAGATAGGTCATCACGTTAGAGGAGGTGCCGCCGGGGCAGGTGCCCACAAGGATGACGCCGATAGCCAGCTCGGTGGGCAGGTGGAACAGCTGCGTCAGCGCCCATGCAAGGAAGGGCATCAGGGTGAACTGCGCAATGCAGCCGATGATCACATCCTTCGGGCGGCTGAACACCACCTTGAAGTCCTCCGGCTTCAGGGTAAGACCCATGCCGAACATGACGATGCCCAGCAGGGTGTTGACCCATGCGGTCTTTACTACACTGAAGGTGCCGGGGAACAGCAGAGACAGTGCCGCCACCACAATGACGATGGCGGCCATGTACTTGCCCACAAAGTCGCTTACTTTTTCCAATGTTTTCATGATAAACTCTCCTTTTTCCTGAACACTTATTTTTGCGGATGTAAAGGCAATGAAACATCCGGGAAATGGCTTTCCCGCAAACAAAAACGCCTTTGCCCCTTACGGTTCGTAAGAGACAAAGGCGTATAAACTCCTCTGCGGTACCACTCTTATTGCCGGTGCAAAGCCCGGCCCCTCAGTGCGCATCCAACAATGCGCGGCCCGTGATAACGGGGGCCTGCCGTTCCCGCTTACTGGGGCGGATCCACCGCCCATTCAGCCGGAAAGCTCGGAGAGGATCTTCCCACGGACGCCCTGCACTGCCTTGCACCAGCCGGCAGCTCTCTGCAGCATTCCTTCCGGGTACTCTTTCTCGTCATAGCCGAATATTTCACTGCCACGGAGTATACTCCCCCGGGGGGCTGAAGTCAAGGGATATAACCCGTCTGTTTTTTCATCTGGTTCATATCATGAATGAAAGCAGCTCATGTGATGACTGCCCCGGCCAGCTTTGCCGGGTGTGGATCCTTTATGAAAAAGGTGAAGTGACCGCTTGCTGGGTATCCGTAAAACAGTTTTCGAAAAATGACACGGCAACTGCCTGTCAGGATTGGTTACGGAGTACCCGGCTAGG